AGGGCGCAACTGGTTCTACGATCTGTTTCAACTTGGGGAAGACGGCACTGACAAGGATTGGAAAAGCTGGCACTTCACCACCAAAGACAACCCGCTAATTGATCCAGAAGAAATCGAGTCGGCTAAGAAGACGCTATCCAGCTTTGCCTTTAAACAAGAATATATGGCATCTTTTTCCAACGCTGGCTCGGACATATTTAAGGAAGAGTGGATCAAGTACGGCGAAGAGCCGACGCAAGGTAGTTACTTTGTGGCGGTGGACTTGGCCGGTTTTGAAGAAGTGGCCAAGCAAGCGGCCAATTCTAAGAAGCGCTTGGACGAGTCAGCCATTGCAGTAGTAAAAGTGACTGACGAGGGCAAATGGTGGATCAAGAAGATAGAACACGGCCGGTGGGATATTCGGGAGACGGCGGCTAAGATACTGATGGCCATGCGCGACTACCGTCCGCTGTCGATTGGAATTGAGCGCGGGGCGCTAAAAAACGCTGTTTTGCCGTATTTGAGTGACTTAATGCGCAAGAATAATGTATATTCGCACATAGTTGACCTAACGCACGGCAACCGGAAAAAGACTGACCGAATTATTTGGAGTCTCCAAGGGCGTTTTGAGCATGGCAGGATTGTGCTTAACTCAGACGAGGATTGGGATATATTCCTAGACCAGCTTCTCATGTTCCCTGCACAGGGGGTACACGATGATTTGCCTGATGCCTTGTCCTATATAGACCAATTGGCCGTGACATCCTATATGCAAGAGGATGAATCCGATGATTGGGAACCGGTGGACATTATTTCGGGTGTATAAATGGATCAAAATGAATTCGATCAACCCACAGAGAATGACAAAGAACTAGTCAGTTTCGTGGTGGAGCATTGCGATCGGTGGAGAACCTACCGCGATATTAACTTCCTCCCGCAATGGGAAGAATACGAGCGCATCTTCCGTGGCCAATGGGCCTCCGAAGACAAGACAAGAGAGTCAGAGCGCTCACGCATCGTTACCCCTGCAACACAGCAAGCCGTTGAAACCAGACACGCTGAGATTATTGAGGCGATCTTTGGTTCGGGCGAATTCTTTGACATCAAAGACGATTTGCGCGATGTCAATGGCGACCCAATGGATGTCGAGTTCTTAAAGCTCCAGATGATGGAGGATTTTAAGCGCGACAAGTTGCGCAAACACGTTGACCAAGTGGTGTTGCTGGCTGAGATTTACGGCACCGGTATCGCCGAAATCACAACGTCAATGGAAAAGGAATTGGTTCCTGCGACCATGCCAATGCCAGGCCAAGAGCAAGCAGCGATTGGTACGGTTGAAAAGATGCGCGTCTCAGTCAAGCCGATGCCGGTCAACCCTAAGAATTTCCTATGGGACCCTAACGGTACAACCGTTGAGGATTGCATGGGTGTCGCCATTGAGAAGTACGTATCGATTCACAAGGTGGTGCGCGGTATTGAGCGCGGTATATACCGCAAGGTAAATATCACCCCGACCTATGAAGACACAGATTTAGAGCCGACGCAGGAAGTTAGCCAGTACCAAGATGAAAAAGTCTTACTGCTAACTTACTACGGTCTGGTGCCAAGAGAGTACCTGCAAAAAGTTGAAGACGAAGACATCGTCGAGTTGTTCCCTGACGATTCAGCGGCTGAGGACTATCAAGATATGGTCGAGGCGATCATTGTTATCGCTAACGATGGATTGCTCTTGAAGGCTGAAGAAAGTCCGTACATGATGAAGGATCGTCCTGTACTGACTTATCAGGCTGACACAGTACCGAATAGATTGCCTGGCCGTGGAACAATCGAAAAAGCCTACAACATGCAGAAATCCATTGATGCGCAAGTGCGCACTCACTTGGACTCATTAGCATTAACAGCCTCGCCTATGATGGCGGTGGACGCCACCCGCTTACCAAGGGGTGCGAAGCTGACAATCATGCCAGGCAAAGCAATCTACACCAACGGCAACCCGAACGAGATTCTGTATCCGTTTAAGTTTGGCCAGACAGACGGCTCAAGCATCACAACAGCCGAGAAATTCCAGCAAATGCTCTTGCAAGCAACCGGCACACTAGACTCTAACGGCATGGTGTCAGCGGTTGGACGCGATGCGGCTGGTACGGGCATGTCGATGGCGGTGGCCTCGATCATCAAGAAGTACAAGCGCACACTGGTGAACTTCCAAGAAGACTTCTTGATCCCGTTCATCAACAAAGCAGCGTATCGCTTCATGCAGTTTGATCCAGAGCGCTATCCGTCGGTTGATATGGTGTTCATTCCGACCGCAACGCTTGGAATTATTGCGCGTGAGTACGAACAGGCTCAGTTTATTAGCCTGTTGCAGACTCTTGGCCCTGATACGCCTGTTTTGCCTATCATTCTTAAGGGAATTGTCGCAAATAGCTCGCTTTCTAACCGTGCTGAACTGATGACGCGCTTGGATTCTATGGGTCAAGTCGATCCAGAAGCCCAGCAAAAGCAGATGGTTCAAGAACAGTTGGCTTTGCAAGCAGCACAAGCGCAGATTGCAGTCAATACGACTCAGGCTGAACAGAATCGTGCTGAAGCAACCAAGATTATGATCGACACCAAGCTGAAACCTTTGGAAGTTCAAGCCAAGATTCAGCAAGGGTTGACAGCTAACTTACCTAATCAGGCTGACATGGCCTCCAGAGAGTTTGATAAGCGCGTCAAGGTCGCTGAATTGATGTTGAAAGAAGCCGACATCAAGAATAAGTCCAAGATTGTCGAGCTGCAAATGTCAAAAGCCAAGGATAATGTCGTCGGTGCTGAAAACGACTTCCTTGAAGAACTGCAAAAGGGAATGCAATAATGGAAATCGACAAACTGTTTAATGTAGATCAAGTCCCTGACGCTCTTTTTGACTCTGTAAACAATACGGTGTCAGAAGCTCGGGCAATGCAGAAGAAAAAAGCCGCAGAAAACGCACAAGCGGTCATTCAAGCGCTTCAGAAGATGAAGGGCGACCTAGAAGGTAAGTACGACAGCGTTTATTCGATGCTTGAGTCTCGCATTGCCAGCATTCAGGACGGTCGCGATGGTATCGATGGCCGTGATGGGGTTAACGGTCGTGACGGTAAGAATGGAAAAGACGGTCTAGCTGGCCGTGATGGCCGCGATGGTGTGGATGGTATCAATGGTTTGGACGGTGCTGACGGTATATCCATTGCTGATATACGTTTGGACTTCGACAACAGCCTAGTCATCACATTATCCAATGGCCGTGAGATCAATGCGGGTGAAATTTTGCCGCCGGACATTACTGATCGCTTAAAAATCATCATCAACCAAGGCGCAAGCGGTGGCGGTGGTAGCGGTGGCAGCTTGCCAGACCAAACAGGCAACAGCGGTAAGTTCCTAACGACTGACGGATCGACTGCATCATGGGGTACACCTGCTGGTTCGGGCGATGTGGTTGGCCCAGCTTCTTCAGTTGATTCTGAACTTGTACTGTTTAATAGCACTACTGGCAAACTAATTAAACGTGCAACGCTAACCGGTCTTGTTAAAGCAACGTCTGGCGTAGCAAGCGCTGCAACAGCTGGCACTGACTATGTTGCGCCAAGCGGCGCTTTAGGTACACCAAGCAGCGGTACATTAACTAATGCGACCGGTTTGCCTTTATCTACCGGTGTGACAGGTACTTTGCCAGTGGTTAATGGCGGTACAGGTCAAACTAGCTTTACTGATGGCCAACTGTTAATTGGTAACTCCACCGGCAACACGCTAACCAAAGCAACGCTAACGGCTGGGTCGAACATAACGATCACAAATGCCGCAGGAGCCATTACAATTGCATCATCCGGTGGCGGCGGTTCATCCACAATACTAGAGAATGAACAGACGATATCGTCTAATTACACTATATCATCGGCCAAAAACGGCCTATCAGTTGGCCCTGTTACTGTAAATACTGGGATAGCGGTAACGGTGGGTACTGGTCAAAAATGGTTAGTTCTTAATTAAGGAATCAACATGAGTAATTTAAAAATTCAAGGGAATGCGAGTGGAACAGGAACCACCACTCTGCAATCTGGAAACACTAACAGTAACCTGACGCTTGCGCTTCCGATCGCAGATGGAACGGCTAACCAAGCGCTAGTTACGGATGGAGCTGGCGTTTTGTCCTTTGCCTCTACTGGTACTGGCGACGTAGTTGGCCCAGCATCGTCGGTCGATTCTGAGCTGGCGCTGTTTAATAGCACGACCGGAAAACTAATCAAACGCGCATCGTTAACTGGTTTGGTTAAGGCTACATCAGGCGTGGCGTCTGCCGCTACATCTGGCACAGACTATCTTGCACCGCCAAGTGGCACGGCAATATTAAAAGCCAATAGTGGTGGCGCATTAGCAAATGCTACCGCTGGCACAGATTATGTGTCGCCAAGTAGCACAGAAACACTAACAAACAAAACGCTAACTAACCCAACCATTACTAACTACACGGAAAGCGTAGTTGCTATCGGTACAGTTACAACAGCTAGCACATTGTCTTTGACTAACGGCACAGTTCAAACTGCAACGCTGACAGCTTCTACAGCTTGTACATTTACGATGCCGACCGCAACCGCTGGCAAGAGTTTTATCTTGTTGCTGAAACAAGCCGCGTCTACTGGTAACGGTACAGCGACATTTACCGGCGTAAAATTTTCCGGTGGTACTGCTCCGACGATTACTGCAACCGCTGGCAAGATGGACATTTTGACTTTCACTAGCGACGGCACAAACTGGTACGGAAACTTTTCTCAAAACTACACGCCATAAGAGGCATTAATGTTTTCATACTCAAAAATTATGCAAGCGTTGGCTGTTGGCGGTGGCAATGTCACTATCATTCAGCGTTTTCTTGCGTCTGGTACGTGGACTGCTCCAACTGGTGTTACTTCTGTTGATTACCTTGTAGTTGCAGGTGGTGGCGGTGGAGCTGGTGGTTTAGCTGGTGGCGGTGGTGCTGGTGGTTTTCTTGCTGGAACTGGTTTAAGTGTTACGGCAGGAACCGATTACACGGTTACGGTTGGAGCAGGTGGTGCTGGCGCAACAGGTCCGGGCACTAGCGGCGGCAATTCAATATTTAGTTCTATAACTTCTACAGGTGGCGGAGGCGGTGCATCCGATACTGGTGCCCCCGGTTATGTTGCTGCTAAATCTGGTGGTTCGGGCGGCGGGGCGGGTTATAACGGCCCTGTAGGTGCTGGAAATACTCCTTCAACCACGCCAAGCCAAGGTAACAACGGCGGGTTAGGGAAAATAGGTAGCGGTGGTAGTGGTAGTGGCGACCCTTATGGAACTGGCGGCGGCGGTGGAGCTAGTGCGGTGGGTGGTGCGGCTGTAGGAACAAGCCCCGGTCCCGCAAAATCAGGAAATGGCGGTGCTGGTACTGCTTCAACTATTTCAGGAAGTTCCGTGACCTACGCTGGAGGTGGTGGTGGTGGAGCAGACTTTTACCGTTTGCCGGGTTCTTTTGGAACTGGAGGTGCTGGCGGTGGTGGTAGCGGTGCAGATGCAAATGGTGCTAACGGCACAACCAATTTAGGTGGCGGTGGTGGCGGTGGCGGCAATAACGGCTCTAGTAGCGGTGGAACAGGCGGCTCCGGCATAGTCATTCTTTCATATTCCGTAGCATCACAAACAGTCTTTACGTTTAAATCATCTACTGCATGGGTATGCCCTACAGGTGTGACTAGCGTTGATTATTTAGTCGTGGCTGGTGGAGGCGGTGGTGGTGGTGGTGGCGGTGGAGGCGGCGGTGCTGGTGGTTATAGAACTGGCACATCTTTATCTGTAACTGCTGGTACAGAATATACCGTTACTGTTGGTGCTGGTGGTGCTGGTAGTGCGGCTACTCCTGCTGTTGCTGGTACTGCTGGTGGAAATTCAATATTCAGCAGCATTACATCTGCTGGTGGTGGTTACGGTGGGAAAGGAACTTCTCCTTCCTCTGTTGGTGGTGATGGAGGCTCTGGCGGTGGTGGCGGCGGTGTAGATGGGGGAAATTCAAGAGCAGGTGGTGCTGGAAATACTCCTTCCACAACTCCAAGTCAAGGAAGTAGTGGAGGAGCTGCAACTTCTTCCGCTACTAATTACGGTTCAGGTGGAGGTGGTGGGGCTAGTGCTGTAGGTTCAAATGGAACTGGCAGCAATGGTGGCAATGGTGGCAATGGTTCTGCTAGTAGCATCTCAGGCTCTAGTGTTACTTATGGCGGTGGTGGTGGTGGTGGTTGTGTTGGAACACCAACCGCAACAGGTGGTACTGGTGGTGGTGGAAATGCAGGATTAAATGGAACTGCTGGAACTGCAAATACAGGAGGTGGCGGTGGTGCTGGCGGTAATGTAAATACTTCTGCGGCTGGTGGTTCAGGTATTGTAATTATCAAAATCAACTAAGGTCTATGGAAACTAAACTATACAGAATGTACGGTATCGATGTAGCTATGTCATTGCTACGTCCTAATGCTAAATGGGAAATCTCTAACACTACATTTACTCGTTGGGATGACCCTAGACCATGCCCTAGCTGGGATGAAGTGCAATGGGTAATGGATAAGATACGTGAGTTTGAGGATAGTATTCCTACGATCTGGCTTGATGAAGATTTGAATAAGATGAAAGCTGATGCTGAAGAATTTGAGAAGGCTGTAGCGTGAATATAAATAACTTATTCCCTACTCCGGTTGCTTTCTTTAAGTTTGGTCGTGATCTGACTGAAGCTGAATTAGAGTTCATCAAAGGTCAAGAGCATTACGCTAACGAAGGTAATACGACTAGTAAGGATCGTAAGATTCTAAAGAGTAAAGAACTTACTGAGATGCGTGAGTTTATTGAAGATTCAATGACGGAATACTTCAAAGCTATTCATGCTCCTAAGTTTGATGTGAGTCTATATCTAACGCAGAGTTGGGCTAACTATACGGAAGCAGGACAGTATCACCACAAACACGCTCATCCAAATAGCGTAGTGTCTGGTGTGTTTTATCCACAAGCTAACCGTGCAGTAGATAAGATTTACTTTTATAAAGATGGCTACGAACGTATCAAGGTTCCTGCTGCTGAATACAATCCTTATAATTCTGAGTCGTGGTGGTTTGAAGTTGGTGCTGGTGACTTGATTCTATTCCCATCGCATCTAACGCACATGGTTGAGACTAAAGTAGGTGATGAAACTAGAATTAGCATAGCGTTTAATACGTTCTTAAAAGGTTACATAGGCTCAGATGAAAGTCTGACAGGTTTGCATTTAGGGGAAGAATAATGGCTCACTACGCACAGATTGATTCAAACAATATCGTCACTCAGGTTATCGTAATAGATAACAAAGACACGGCAGACGCTAATGGGGTAGAGAAAGAATACATCGGTGCTGCATTCTGTGAGCGACTATTCGGTGGCACTTGGAAGCAGACTAGCTATAACGCGACTATTCGTAAGAACTACGCTGGCATTGGCTATACCTACAATGCAGATATAGATGCGTTTGTAGCTCCTAAGCCTTATGCAAGCTGGACGTTAGACGCTAATGCTCAATGGCAAGCTCCCACAGCCATGCCTACAGATGGCGGAATGTATTCGTGGGACGAAGCCACAACATCATGGATTTTGAATGAATCCTGAGCTGCAAAAATATTACGAAGATAGATTTTCAATGATGGCCACTCAAGGGTGGCTTGATTTGGTGGAAGATATTGACGAAATGGTAAATGCGTTGAATAATCTTTCTGCTGTTGAAGACGAAAAAAGTCTACAATTCAAGAAAGGCGAACTTTCTATTTTGCTATGGCTGAAAAACTTACGACAAGTCAGCTCAGACGCTTATGAGGATTTAAATGCGCCGAATGTATGAATTTGCCTGTGAGAATGGGCATCGTATTGAGAAATTGGTCAGTTATGAGCTGACTCAAGTTCAATGCGAATGCGGAAGGTTAGCCGACCGCATAATATCTGCTCCAGCGTTTAGATTGGAGGGTTGGTCAGGAGCATTCCCGACCGCCGCAGCCCAATTTGATCGTAGGCATCGAGAAAAACTCGCTGCGGAGCAAAAAGCGAACAGATAACCAGATTCTGGCCTGTTTATGATCCTGGGAACCAAAAGATGGCAGGAAAAGGAAACCTAATATGTTGATTGACAATGAAGCTGAGTTGCCTAGTGAGTTAGAGACAGAGGAAGCCAAGCTAGATTCTACGATTGGTAATGACAAACCAGACCTTCCTGAAAGGTATCGGAATAAGTCTCTTGAAGACGTTATGAAGATGCACCAAGAAGCGGAAAAAGTCATTGGACGCCAAGCGCAAGAAGTCGGCGAAGTGCGGAAACTGGCAGATGAACTTATTAAGCAAAACCTTAGTTCTAGGCAACAACCTATTGCAGAGGCAGAGCAGGAAGTGGACTTCTATGAAGACCCACAAAAGGCCGTTCGTACTACGATTGATAGGCACCCTGACATCATTGAGGCTCGAAAAGCCGCATCGGAGTTAAGGGCGTTACAGACTCAGCAAAAGCTGACTCAAGCACATCCTGATTTTGAACAAGTCGTTCGAGATGAAGGGTTTGTGAATTGGGTTAAGTCGTCACCGATTCGTTTGGATTTATTCAAGCGAGCTGACGCAGAGTTTGATTTTGATTCGGCGCACGAATTGCTGTCCACCTATAAAGAGTTGCGTGGTATTCAGACGAAGCAAGCGAACCAACAAGCATCAACGGCTCGCCAGCAAACGATGAAATCCGTGCAGGTTGATAGCGGTGGAAGCGGTGAGAGTTCAAAAAGAGTTTACCGACGTGCTGACCTAATTCGGCTAAAAATGAATGACCCAGCCCGATATGACGCACTATCTGATGAGATTATGTCGGCGTATCAAGAGGGACGGGTCAAGTAACTTACTTTTGATCTAGGAGCATTAACATGGCAAATACAGCATTTTCCCCAACCAATAGCGTAACGGTAACTAGCGCAGGTACTTTCGTTCCAGAAATTTGGAGTGATGAGATTGTTGCTTCGTATAAGAAGAATCTTGTTCTGGCCAATCTGGTCATGAAGATGAACTTCCGTGGCAAAAAAGGCGATGTGATCCACATCCCAGCACCAACCCGCGGTTCGGCATCGTTAAAAGTAGCAACCGATGCAGTAACTCTGATTGCTGCCAGCAATACCGAAGTACAAGTGTCTATCGACAAGCACTATGAGTACAGCCGTTTGATCGAAGACATCGCCGAAGTTCAAGCGTTAAATTCTATGCGTCAGTTCTATACTGCTGATGCTGGCTATGCTTTGGCGCGTCAAGTAGATACCAACTTGGTTCAATTGGGTCGTGCATTTAACGGCGCAACAGTTGGCACCGACGACTATGCAACTAGCAACACCACCACTAAAGCCTTCATCGGCTCGAACGGTACAACTGCATACAACTCGACATCGTCTAATGCAGCCGCTCTGACTGATGCAGCTATTCGTCGCACAATCCAAAGGTTGGATGACAACGATACACCAATGGACGGTCGTTTCTTTGTTATTCCTCCATCAAGCCGTAACACATTAATGGGTCTGGCTCGCTACACCGAGCAAGCATTCGTCGGTGATGGCAATGCAATCCGCAACGGCGAAATCGGCAATCTGTACGGTATC